GGTAGCTTTAACCGGCTACCCAAGTTTTTACACTTGTCATTCGGTGGGTAGTGCAGGGCGGCAGCTAAGCTGTCCCCCCTCCGCGCCTGCACTATGCGCCCAGCCAGCCACGCTCGTCCTGAAAAAGCGACGTAGAGCGTAGCTCGAGAGCCACCGCGCGCGAGATGACGGTCTCGCGGGTGACACGGCCAGACGGGATGAGCGATTCCTCACTCAACACTTCACTGATTGCGCTTTGAACCTCTGAGGCCATGCCCCACTGTGTGCTTCCACTCGGCTTCAACGTCCCACAAATCCAATCAATCCAGACGTTTCGGCTCCATGTCCGCCAGGTCAGAAACGCAGACGGCCAGTCTCGCTCGTGAATGATCTCTCTCACGCGAGTCCAGCCGCCCGGGAGAAGGCGCTTGATAATGCCTCTCGCAAACATCGAATCGACCCTTAGTTTTGGAACAGGTGGAGGGACCTTCTCCACCATGTCCATCGGAGTTGGGAACTGGACGACTGCAGGCTCGAGTACCACTCTTTCCTGCTTCTCCGCCTTCCAGCCCTGCCCCTCCACTGACTCGAGCAAAGCCTCCGCTGAACCTGCTGCGAAGTCGGGGTCCGCCAAAGGACCCCCTCTACCCGCCATGTGCTTGGTAGCCGTTGCGCGAACTTCTCGCGGGATTAGGTCCACGTCCGTCACCGCAGACCTTCTCTTTTCCCAGGCTTCCCCAGCGCTCTCTTGCTCCCGAACGGAAAACCACTTCACCTCTCCATCCCTGTTTTTTTGGTATGCCCTGTTTATCTCGTACCCAAACCCTCCAGCCGCCTTAGGCGTCCTCAGAGCGTCGACAACATTCTGTTTTGCGGTCCGGAGCATGCCGCACAAATCGGAGACGAGATGTGCGCGGCACTTGCTCAGCTCCGCCCCGCGGCCGATCACCATACTCCACTGCTCTGCGATAGAGCGAGCACTCATCTTGCCCCCAGTCCACGCGTTAGCGAACACCAGGGACGGAATAGCCCTTATCAGGTAGCCAAACCGCCTCTTCTTCGTCAACACGTATCTCAGAAACTCAGTGCGCCCGTCGTCCACGAAGAACTTCTTCGGATTGACTGGGAGTACCCTTTGGTAAACCGAAACCACCGCGTAGGCAGCAGCCCACGAACTCACAAACGCCAGCGTGTCATCGCCCTGAAAAGCGATCTGCTCTCGAGGCGGCTCAGGCATCCCCAGAACATGTATGATCCCCAGAAATTCCACGTAGTTGATGATTGTACCGATCAGCGACGTCCATCGCCATCCGGACAACACCCCACGCAGGTGCTTCCACGTATGCCCCTCCCAATGCACACTCGCTCTCTGTAACCTGCCGATTAAACATCTCTGCACCTCCTTATGAATCCAAGGCTCCTTTGAAGCCGCCCTTCCACACTCACACAACCACTCGCACACGTCGATCATCAGCTTCATCCACGGCACGTGGTCAAAGGTACTCTGGTCAATGGGTACTCCGATCTTTGACTGGACCATCTGCCTCCAAATACGCCAGCGTGTCATCTTGGACACCTTGCTGCTGAGCGTCGTCGGAAATACAGTCTCCAGTGCTTCCTCCCCACCTTGACACAGGTAGCTCATCTGCACGTGTAGGGACCATGGTGATGTCACCAGGTTGCGTAGCTTACCTCTCTCTCTCTTCTCCAGCACGACGTAATCTGGGGCCGACTCGTCATACAGCTGTGCCATTAGCTCCGCCGTTGAGGAGGCCAGGTACGTCGAGAACTTACGACCCTTCGAACCCGGCAGCCTTTTCCCCGTCGACGACCCGTTGACAAGCCAGGAACTGGGCCTCCGCATAAACTCGTCTGCGGTTAACTGTTCACCCAACTCCATCCTACGAGGCTTAAACATCTCGAACCCCTTGTCCACGACCATGCGCCTCTCTGACCCTTCCCTGTCCTCAGCCCTCTCTGTAAACACCCACCTCTCCAATTGCTCAGAAAAATCCTCCGTTCCGTTCGGCGCTGCTCCAAAACAGAGATTCCAGTCGACAAACATCGGCCAGTAGTCTCCGAAAAGCAGCGGACCGTGGCGTTTGGCCACTGTGCCTAGCTCCTTACACGCGTCCATGCAGGGGCCGTTCATCAGCGACGCCAGGTCCAACAAGTCAAACACCTTCTTCACAAACACTTGCACGTCCTTCGGCAAGACGTCAAAAGCGAGCCCAACGACCTTACGAACGTCACGTCCGCGCCCGAAGGGGGCGCCAGCGATCACGCGATCGTGCGGTCGAAACTTCTGCTGCAAACCCTTGAACCATTCCTCGCTCCAATCTGTGCACTCAACATCTCCCGCGCGCATCTGGTTGATGGTCCTTGTCAAGCCTCGCCACGCCTGCCCAGCAGCTACTTGGGACGGCAGGATTTCCTGCGCCCCAGGCGCCTCGCGTAGCAGGAGTTGTAGCGAGGCAGGGGAGGCATCGCCTCCTACAAACCACACCGCGCGCGCTAGCGCGTTCCCCACGCTAGAGGCGAAAATTCGCTAACCCCAAGATGTCACTTGACACGCTCCCGTCCACAATGGACCTCGTCGATGGCGCGTCCGCCACCCACGTTGGGAGTGCGTTGCAGCTGATGGACGCAAGTCCGCCAGACTGCGGAGGCCTCCTGGCCTTCACAACCGCCATAATAGCGGCCTCGTTGTTGTTTCCGATAAGTCGGGTGGGAATGGTGAAGATCCCCCGGTTGTGAACGCGAGCAGCCGTAAGGTCAGGATGGCTGTCAATCAGCTCAACAATCGGGAGCGCGACTGCTGGGACATACTTTCCGTCCACAACAAGCGCGACAGGGTAGGGTGTGTGGGCATAGTCTTCTAGCGTGCCCTTCGCTGTCGAAAAGACCGCGCCGTCAGCCACCACAGGGTAGCGGAACCACGACCCAATCATGTCCGCCGGGGCTCCGCTGTTAGCCTTTATCAGCACGGAGTCGCCAAGTGGAGGATTGGGACGTGACGGCACGTAAGGTACGGAGAAATACAGCCCGTGGGCCCAAGTAGGAATTCGCTGCACACCGCGGACTTCGTCATCGACTTGCAGTGCGCGCCACCCAGTTTCGATGGCGAATGGCGGAATGGCGCGAGGGTCAAGCGTGTAGCCAGTCACCCCACTCCATTGCGAAAACCAACTCTGGCAGTAGAGCTGTTCAACGTGCGTCACAGTCTCCATCAGCTCAGGGCTTCCGTACGTCGGACAGTTCTTCCAGCCGACCCCGACATATGAAAGGTCGTTGCTGAGTCCGAGGCGTGCGAGGACTTGGTCAGTGTACAGCGTGAGCATCATGGACACTCGTGTGACAGCGGTCTTGAGGGCAGCCGGTTCCATAGGGAAAAACGGCGCCATGTCGTCGTGCTGGACAATCTGCTTGTTCTCGACACACCAAACGGCGTACGGGCTTGCAGCCGTGCGCTGAACGTGGATGCGGGCTGGGCAGATGCGGAACGGGTTTGCCCCGAACAGCGCCCACTTGCCCCGCGCCTTAGTGCCACGGCTCTTGGCGAGGGACGGGTCGTTAAGCCCGGCCCCGTCAACAACACGGGCGGAATCTGCAGCCTCAGACCCGACTGGGTCGGGTGAGATGATACAGCGGAAGCTGGCCGTTACCAGCGCCCTCGTCAAACAGGTAGTGCCACGCCACTTATCGGCCCAGTAGCGGAACACCTGCGCGGAGGCGGTGACAACGGAGACGTCGTGGATCTTCATACGTCCAGCCCCATTGCTGCCAAGGAAGGCACGCGTCGAGCGCGCTGCCTCCAAGGCGAAAGTTAAGATATGTGGAAAAGTGTGCTTTGAGTCACCCAACGCCTCATCAACATCAATTTGCGGCATGGAAGGGATCCTCTCTGCTTGTGAAGTTTTGTCCAGCCGGACTCGAACCTTGCGAACCTCCCACACCAACGTCCCGTACGTGGCGAGGTCCGTGCCCGAGCGGAACGTCGTCCCTGGCTTGTAGCTCAATCTGATATCGTCCGTGTCCTCCTCGAAACCCACCAGGGTGCGAAATTGGGAGAGGCCCTCTTGCCACCACTCGTCCTCCGCCCGCTCCGGCAACCCATCCTCTGCGGCCTCCTCCTCCGTCAGAGGGTCTGTTATTGTGAAATCCACCTCGAACTCGTAAACCTTCTTCAACATCTTCAACGCCGTCGTCGTCTGCGCCTCCCCTGTGTAGACCTGGATCACGCGTGGTTCGTCTGCGTTCAAGCAGCCTCCCCACGCAATGCCATATAAAAACAACAAGTGCTCCAAGCCCAAGGATGACCAGGGCCCAACGCGAAGCTGAGACTGCATTTGCCACTTCTGGTTCCGCTGCCATTTGGCGTGGTCCCTCCATGTCGCAATCGTCAACTCCGAGTCGATGCCCTCGAGGAAAGTCTCCGGTCTCAACTCGATCGTCATTCCCTGCACGTCCACCGGCATCCCCATCGCGCCGAGCAAAAGTTCTGCCCCGGCATGGTGCCCCGACGTGTGCAACCCCATCGGCAGATCCTCCGCTGCTGCCGTCAACACCTTGGCCTCCAACTTCATGCGCTTGTTCCAGACGTACTTGCGCAACTGGTCCTCCTTCATCCTCTCGTCCCAGCCCAAATGTTTGGGCTCCACAAACTCCTGCTCCATCTTTGACATCACTGACGCCGCCATCTGCTGCGCGTGCGTCGACACGGTTAACTTCGGGCCAGTCACGTCGGACGCGGAACGGATGATGTGCCACGCGTCCGACGGACGGCACCCAACGCATGCCTCCAAGCGATCTTGGCGGTGGGCGTTGACCTGCTGCAGCTGATGACGTATGTCTGCGAACAGGCGGGGGTCCAGCGTTTCCATGCCCGTGGGAACCCCCATGCCAATTTCCGGAGCGACTGGCCTCTCCGGCTCGGTGTTTAAAGGCACACTCGGGCCTGAGTCGTTGTTGTGCTGGGCGGCAGAGTCCGACAAATTCTCCGCAGCTGGGACTGTGGTCTGTGTTGCGGGCGCCTCTTCCCCCGACGGAAGTAAATTGTCCATGAGGCTGATTTTGTAGTTTTGGTACATGGTTTAGTGCTGATGTCATCGAAGGAGCTCCCACCACATGGGGCCTTATCCTACACCGCGTACAGGTGACCAACCTGACGTAGCGCCTCCTTTGACTTCCCTCCTCGCTTTCCGTCCCATTGCGTTCGCGACACCTCTTGGGAGGCGAACCTCTCGGGGTAGATGCCGGTATGCGCAGATTCAGCCGACCCGCTGTGGTCGGGGTAGGCCTCAGAATCTGCGAGCTGGTGTGACA